AAAACCAGAAGAACTAGAAAGCGCAGTACCAGCAGCTGATCCAGCACCAGCACCAGCACCAGCGCCTGAAGTATCATACGAAAGAATGACAATTGATAGAGGTGCAGTTCCTGAAAGTGCTGATATGAATGGTGACGGACATATTAGTAGGCAAGAAATGGAAATGCATTTAGAATTCAAACGTAAAGAGCTAGAAGACCAAGATGCTATGCGTGATGCACAGCGTTCAATGGCTTGGTTTGCTCTATTTGGTATGTTACTATATCCATTTGCAGTTGTAGCAGCTAGTTATTTTAACCTAGATAATTCAGCAACTGTCCTTGGATCAATGGCAGCAACATACTTTGTTTCAGTTGCAGCAATTGTGATGGCATTTTTTGGTGCTAACGCTTACTCTGCTAAAGGCAAATAATCACTACTGTTAATATGTAATAGTCCATGCGATAAGTAGTAGTATGGACTATTACTCTATTCTAGGTGTTTCTAAAAATGCTTCTGAAAAAGAAATAAGATCTGCGTACAAAAAGAAAAGTATGCAACACCATCCTGACCGCGGTGGCAACGAAGAAGAATTTAAACGAGTAAACGAAGCATATAGCACACTAAAAGATCCTCAAAAAAGAGGAATATACGATCATTCACAAACTGCTGGCGCCGGCGGGTTTCATTTTAATAGTAATAATTTTTCTAATGGGCAAAATCCTTTTTCTGGAACACCTTTTGATCATATATTTGGACAAGGATTTGCTCAACAACATAGTAGAACACCAAGAAATCGAGATATACATGTTAGAGCCGAAATGGATTTAGCAGATGTATTGACTGGTAAAAATGTTGTAATACAGTATAAAACACAAAGAGGTAGAATAGAAACTGTTACTGTTGATATACCGCCTGGTGCCAAACATGGCGACACAGTGAGATATACAGAACTAGGAGACGATGGATACGGCCAATATCCTAGAGGTGATTTACACGTTAAGTTATATGTAAAAAAACTTAAAGATTGGGAGCGAGATGGCAATAATTTAATTACCAAAAAATACATAAATGTATTTGACTTATTGTTAGGATGTGTTACAATAGTTACTACGTTAGACAAAAAAAATGTAAAACTTACAATTCCACAAGGCACAAAAATAGGTCAAACATTCAATATTCCAGGATATGGAATACCAGATTTACACACAGGCAAAAAAGGAAATTTGTATGTAACAATTGATGCAAATATGCCAATAATAAAAGACGAATCTATACTACAACAGATTCGAGACATAAAGAATAAAACAAAAGGTGAATAATGGTTGAACCAAGCAAAGAATTACAAATAGTTTTTGATAAAGCTGTTAGAGATGCAAAAAATTTAAGACACGAATATGTAACACTAGAGCATTTAGTGTATGCAATTCTTTGTGAAGAAAAATTTTCTAATCTACTTACTGCATACGGTGCTAATATTGAGTATATTAAATCTAATATTGAACAGTATTTGCGCAACGATCTAGAAAACATAAAAATTGATATAAAAAAGTTCAAACCAAAAAAAACAAGCACTGTAGAAAGAGTATTGAATAGAGCTTTTACACAGACTCTTTTCGCTGGTAGAACCACAATAGAATTAACTGATCTAATTTTAAGTGTTTTGCACGAGAAAAAAAGTATTTCAGTATATTACTTAGAAAAAGGCGGCGTAGATAAGTCTTCTTTTGGAGAATTTTTAGACGACGAACAATTAATTGGTGCTGAAGAGGATGACGAATTATCTTCAGAAGCAAAACGTGCATTACGTGCATTTACTTCTAATCTTAATGATCAAGTTAAAAAAGGAAAAGTAGATCCAATTATTGGACGTTCAGAAGAACTAGAAAGCCTTGCACTTGCTCTAGGACGCCGTAATAAAAATAATGTACTAATGGTAGGAGATCCTGGCGTAGGTAAAACTGCTATTGCAGAAGGTCTTGCTTACAAGATTGTAAACAATCAAGTTCCTGAATTCCTAAAAGAATATAAGGTATATAATCTAGATATCGGTAGTATGCTTGCTGGTTCAAAATATCGTGGTGATTTTGAAGAACGTTTTAAACTTGTTATACATGCACTAACTAAACAAGGTAAAACTATTATGTTTGTTGACGAAGCACATATGATGATGGGAGCAGGCGCGGCTGGATCAAGTAGTGCTAACGATATGGCAAACATGCTCAAACCTGCACTGACTAAAGGTGATTTAAAAGTTGTTGCTTCAACTACTTGGGAAGAATATCGCAAGTACTTTGAAAAGGACCGTGCTCTAATGCGTCGATTCCAGCGTGTAGTAATTGACGAACCAACAACAGAAAGTACAAAAGACATTTTACGTGGTTTGAAAAAATATTACGAAGATTATCACGGTACAGAAATCACAGATGATGCAATTGATGCTGCTGTTAAATTAAGTGTAAAATACCAAACTGATAAAAAATTGCCTGATAAAGCAATTGATTTAATTGATGTGGCATGTAGTAGATTTAAAGTTAATAATCAAAGTGAAAATATTATAGTAGGCGAAGCTGAAATACAATTTGAGCTTGCAAAAATGTTAAAATTGCCAGCGGAACAAGTTGCTGAAAAAGAAACAGAAAATCTTGCTAATCTAGAAAACAATCTTAAAAAGGTTGTGTTTGGCCAAGATGACGCAATTGAATCAATTGTAGATAAAATCTTAGTTAGTCAAGCAGGACTAAAACCAGATGATAAGCCTATTGGTGCGTTTGTGTTTATGGGGCCAACAGGCACAGGTAAAACTGAAACTGCTAAAGCACTTGCTAAAAACCTTGGGGTACAACTTGTACGTTTTGATATGTCAGAATACATGGAAAAACATTCAGTTGCTAAATTAATTGGTTCTCCTCCAGGTTATGTAGGACACGAAGAAAATGGCGGACTATTAATTACTAAATTACAAGAACATCCTAATTGTGTACTATTGTTAGACGAAATAGAAAAAGCACACCCCGACGTTTCGCAAATTCTATTACAACTTATGGATAATGGTAAAGTTACAGGTTCGCAAGGCAAAGAAGCAGATGCTCGTAACTGCACACTCATCTTAACAACTAACTTAGGTGCAGCACAGGCAGAGAAAAACTCAATCGGGTTCGATAGCGAAGAAAGTTATGACTACGAAGATACAGAATTAAAACGTTTCTTTGCTCCAGAGTTCCGCAACAGGTTAGATGGTGTAATTACATTTGCTAAACTAAGCAAAGAAGTAATGATGAAAATTGTTGGTAAGTTCTTGCTTGAACTTAAAAACATGGTCGTTGACAAAAATATTGCTATCAAAATTACAGATGATGCACTTGATTACCTAGTAGACAAAGGATTTGATCCTAAGAACGGTGCTCGTCCGTTACAACGTGTAATTGACAAAGAGATTAAACGTCCTTTATCACGCCAGATATTGTTTGGTGATTTAAAAAACGGCGGTCCAGTTACAATTGATTTAAAAGATAATTCAATTGTTCTACACATTGAGGAAAAAGAAGAAATTTTAAATGGACATACTTGAAACGAAAAAGTTATTTTATAATAAGTATGCCTATAAAATTGTAATCTATAATCGTTTAGCAAGCATATTTAGATCTGAGTTGCAACGTGGGAACAAGCTATCCTTTGCAAGAGCAGAATTAGATCGCATGCATGCAGAATACGATAATGGAGTTCCAATAACAAAGCGTGTTTTTAGATCGGATACAATAATACCTACTGAAGATTTTTTTGATGCACAAGATGTTTATAAAATCTTAAAAAAATCTTCTAACGAGTATATGATTAGAATTGGTATTGGAAATGATCTAATCATATACTCTCATAATAAAGAATTTTTATTATCTATAGGTAAAAAAGTAAGATCTACTAATATTAAGTTTTATGAACCGCATGTTGATATTAAAGAATTTTTAGAGAAAAATAAAGATGTTGTTATAGTTAAAAATCAACCAAAATTTCCTATAAAAGTTATACTTGGTAGGAAAAAATCTAATTTAATAGATTTAGCTAATTGGTTAAAATTAAATCATGATAAAAGCAAGGTTGGAAATAGAACCTTGTCTTCTTTAGAAGAAGGTTTATATGTTGACGGTTTATACTTTTATGTGCGCGACGAAAAAGTATTACAGTTAGTTTATCTTATGTGTGGCGATAATATTAGAAAAATTGAAAAACTAGTTTGGCAACACGAAATAGATAAATATAAGTATGGCAGCGAATAGTGAAATAATTTTATCAGCACAAACACACCCTGGAGACAGCACGACAGAGGCTGTAACAGGTGACAAATTCAAAGGTGACGGTTACTACGGTCGTAGTGACGGTCTTCATACCGTTCAATATACATATACAGGATTAACTGGAACAATTGTTATTGAAGCAACTCTAGCAATTGAGCCGGGAGATAGTGACTGGTTTTATGTTCATTCCTATGTTGCAGCGCAAGAGACTTCAAGTAAAATCCAAAGTATTACAGGCAATTACGTTTGGATTAGAGCAAAATTATACAACTGGACCGACGGTACAATCAATTCAATAGTATTAAATCATTAAGGTAAAGATATGGAACACTTTGTAAGAATAGTAATGGAAAAACAAGAAGGTGCACAATTATTAGATGAAAGCATCTTTGTAGAACAAGAAATTTACGAAACTGAGCAAGGTGCTACAGTATACGAAATTGCACTCCCTCGCCAACTAAGCGAAGAAGAATCAGACGAATATGCCAACCGTTTAGCAAACTATATGTTTGAACAAGGTTACGATGATTTTGATATTGAAATTAGTATGAATGAAGCTTACATTAAAACACGCAAAGATGCTGTAGAAGCACTAGGTCGTTTGCGTGGCATTGGTAAAAAGATTGAAACAGGCAAAGATACATTTGACGGTAATTTAGCAAATATGTATGTAAGCGATGTTTACGATGTATATAGTTGGATGGACAGCAAATTAGGCATTAGCGGTATGAACGATCCTAAACTAAAGCAAGTTTTAGATCCTGTTATGCAGCTACGTGGCGAGGCAAAGAAACTAGAAACTGAACCAGGCAGCGGCGAGAACGCACGTTTTGGTAATCAAATTGTAAATGCATTATATCCACTAATGGTTTATATCCAAGATCATATGGAAGAACCAAAAGACGAAGGCATTGAAGAAGAAACATATGACGGTGACGACTTTTACGAAGAATATGGTGTTATGTGGTTCAATGAAGATGATGAAATAGACGAAGCAGAATATCAAGGACGCAAAGTTAAACTAGGCAAGCCAATGCGTGGCGATGTCAAAAAGTTCAAAGTATATGTAAAGGATCCTAAGACCAAAAACGTTAAGAAAGTTAACTTTGGCGATCCTAATATGAAGATTAAAAAGTCTAATCCAGCACGTAGACGTAGCTTCCGTGCAAGACATAATTGTGATAATCCAGGTCCACGTACAAAAGCACGTTACTGGTCATGTAGGAAGTGGTAACATGCGTTTATTTGAATTTGAAAGAAAAGAAGTTCCATTTGACGTAGTCGATGATGTTGCAATATACATGCGTAATGATCCTATGATTTATCGTAAACAACTATTTCCTGCAATAATGCGTATGAAAGATTCTTATATGCAAGGTTCTGCGCCTGATGCTAACGAGTGTTTAGGTGAAGCTTGCGGCAATGCAATGGAATCATACTGTAGTAAATTTAAATTAGGTTCGCCTGAAAATGTTTTCAAACAAGACGACAAAGATGCACTAATACAAAAGTTATTTTCTGAAGAAATGAAAATGATCAAAGATGGAGCATACTGATGTTATTAAGAGAACTGTTCGAAGCACCGTCTAAAAAAGCAGTTCTTGCTTTTGGTAGGTTAAATCCTCCAACTATTGGTCATGCAAAATTAGTAGATACACTGAAATCGTATGAAGGTGATCATTACCTTTTTCTTTCTCAAAGTCAAAAACCAAAAACAGATCCACTAGACTTTCCAACTAAAATAAAATTTGTAAAAAGTTTTTTTCCTGACATAAATGTTGGACATCAAAATGTTCGCACACCAGTTCAAGCACTAGAAATGCTACAAAATTTAGGATATACTGATATAATTTTTATTGCTGGTTCGGATAGAGTAGATGGTTTTCAGAAACTGTTCGATACATACAATGGTCAACTAGACAAGTCTGGTAATATTCCATTTAGTTTTAAAACAATTAAGGTAGCAAGTGCAGGCGAGCGTGACCCAGATGCTGATGATGTAAGTGGCATGAGTGCTAGTAAAATGAGAGCATTAGCAGCACAGGGCGAACTAGAAAGTTTCGCACAGGGTGTACCAGATAAAAAACTAGCAAAAACGATGTACGATGCTGTACGTAAAGGTATGGGTATTAAAGATACTGAAACTGTAGAAGATGTTAGTCCAAAAGACGAGAAAAAGTTCCATAACGAATTAGACAAACTTGTTCACAAGTATTTTGGAGATTCTCCAGACGAGGAGAAGATGAAAAAGAAAATGAAAAAGGCTTACTAATGGATGAACTTGATTATATTAAAAAACTAGCAGGTATTAATGAGTTCAAAGGTTACACAGAATATACTCTTGAAGATATGAGTCAGACTGCAACTGACTTAAAGCAAATAGAAAAAGATCGAGGTATTAAACCAGGTGACAAAGAATGGTTTGAATTATGGTTTTCAAAACCTTACATGACAGGACATACTTTTAGAGGACGTAAGAAAAAATGAAGATAGCCGTTTTTGGCTGTTCTTGGACTTATGGTGTTCCAATTGAGTGGTCACAAAAAATTACTTCATCTAAGTATCAACACAATATTCCTAATAATGATTTTATAAACTGGACTAGAGAATTAGGCAAATTAGATTCTAGTTTAGAAATTTATAATTATGCAGTACCTGGTACAAACATTGAATTTAGTTTAGGTATGCTTGAAAGATATTTAAAAAACCCATATTGTGATATTACAGTTTTTCAAGCGACTAGACCTTATAGATATACCTATTGGGAACAAAATTTTGATGAAAAGTTACACTTTAAAAAGTTTGAAGAAAATGTATACCAATTTAGTGAAAGTTTATTAAACCATGTTACTATAGTCGATCATCACGAAGATAATAATTCTATTTTGGACCTAATTAAACATACAGATTCTGACAGTAAATATGTAAAAAATTATTTTAAAAATACTAGTTACGAAATGTTTGAAAATACATATAGAGCAGTTTTAGAATATGTAAATCGTAATACTGACATATGCTTTGCACACGAGTCTAATCAATATATAACAAATATAGAAGATATATTAGGCAACGATACTTTTAATAATTATTGTTGCGACATAGGAAAACATTTTGGACACACTGGCGCAAAATGGCAAGCCAAATGGTTATTAGATAAAATAAATACGTATAGAGGATAATAACATGAGCTTAAAAACTTGGTGGCAGCGTATAACACGAGAAGAATATGAACTTATTATTACTGTTCCTGGCGAAGTAACAATTCATGCTGACGGTGGACGTACCGAAAAAAAGTCTCAACAAATATACCATGCAAAAAAGTTAATTAAAACTACTCCTAAACATTTTGTGTTTATAGATATGAACGGCAAACGCAATGAAATTAAATTTTTAGATCCTGTAGTATTTCACGTAGTAAAGATTTGGTAATATGAAGTGGCGCGACATAAAAGAAGATGGTAGAATAGTCAAAGGTGTTAACACTACTGTTGACGTGGGCATTGATGAGATCAAAAAGCAGGCAGCAAAATTTGGTTTTAAGGTAGACAAAGACGGACGTCCACAAAATCATCCAACTAAAATTAAAGGTAAATCAACTAATGTATTGTTTAATCTAGGATTAGCAGAAAGTGTTGCTATTAAGTTTGAACGTACAGACGAGTATGACATACTCCATATTAAAGAAAAAGGTAAAAACCGTGTAGAAGTACGTGGCAAAAAAGGATACGAAAGCGGTAATTACGATCCTAAAGATAAGTTACACCGTGTATTAGATAAACTAGGTAAAGCTGCTAATATAAGTGAACTTATGAACGGAGAAACTGTTGTCCTTAATCCTAAACATCCAGACGGTCCTCGTGCTATCAAAACAGTAACATCTGAATGTCCTAGAACCAAAGCATCTAGTTGTCAATGCGAAAGTGTTAACAAAGTAACAGAAGCACAAGAAACTGTAACAGCAGTATGTGAATTATATCCTAATGACAATGTTGAAGGGACAATCCTATTTAAGCAACAACCTAATAAACCTACATTAATAATTGGAGAAATCAAAGGATTATCTCCAGGCGAACACGGTTTTCATATACACGAATTTGGCGATTTAAGTAAAGGCTGTGAAAGTGCAGGTGGACACTACAATCCGGATGGAGTAGATCATGGAGATTTATCTAAAGGTCATGTTGGAGATTTAGGTAATATCACAGCAGACGAGAACGGAATAGCAGAAATCCGTATAGTTGCTAAACGAGTAGACTTATTAGGTGAAAGAAGTGTTGTCGGCAGGTCTGTTGTAGTGCATAGTGATGTTGATGATCTAGGCAAAGGCGGCAACGAAGAAAGTTTAAAAACCGGTAATGCAGGCGATAGATTAGCTTGTGGAGTAATCGTTATGAAAGAAACAGTTAATGAAACAACAGTATATTCTAGAGACGAATTACCACAAATTAAAAACAAACAATTATCAAAACTAAAACATACTATAGAAACAGTTGCGCTTGCAGATATAATACCTGTGCAAGAAGAACGTATTGTAGAAAATTTTAAACGTCAAGTTGATAATATTGTTGCTGGCAAGTATAAACCAATTATTGTTGATTGTAATAATAAAATTGTAAATGGCCATCATAGATACACTGCACTGGAAATGCTAGGCTATGAAAGTATAGAAGTTGCACGTTTGCCTTGGAGTTTGGAAACAATATTAGAAAAGTGGAGTCAAAAATATAAGCGTAGTATTAATTGCAACAATCCTAAAGGCTTTTCGCAGAAAGCACATTGTCAAGGACGTAAGAAAAAAGAAAGTATAGAAGAAGGTAAATTAAAATCTAAATCATATAAAAAAGCAGTTAAAGCAGCAGCAATGCAAGGTAAACGTCCTAAGAAAAAACTTAAAACAAAATTCAGTGAAAACTTTGCTAAAGCAGCAAAAGAAGATTTACTTGCATACAAGAGAATTATAGGACTTGCTAAAAAGGCTTATGAAACTAATGAAATAGATCCTTACTTTTATGATGCAGTTAAAATCACTTTTGATATGAACTTGTATAAAAAAAATCCTAAACTTTTAAGCACACTTTTAAAAGTAGGCAGAAACCTAGCCAAAGAAGATTGGCCGGAGGTTGTTCAAGATATTAAGAAAAATACAGGCATTGATTTAGAAGCACATATTAGTGAAAACTTTGCTGACGGTAAGAAAAAAGGCAAAAGCAGACCAGGGCGTGTAAAACGTGCAGGTGCTAGTTGCAATGGTAGTGTCACAGCTCTACGTAAACGTGCTAAAAATGCAAGTGGTGAAAAGGCTAAAATGTACCACTGGTGCGCGAACATGAAAAGCGGAAGGAAAAAGTAATGGATTGCAAATGCGAAAATTGTGGGTGCGAACATCACTGCGAAACAGAATGTAAAGATTGTAAAAACGATGTTTGTCAAAACTGTAAGTGTGAACACTGTAAATGATAGATATAGAATATTACGTTAAAAAATTAAAAGAACACGAAGCACAGCGACTAAGTACTAACGAACGTAATAACTTTTGGAGGCAATATAATGAAAATTAATGAATTATTAAATGAATTTGCAACAGCAGGTGCTACCAGCGCAGGTAATGTTGCATCAGTTGCTAGTGTTCCAGGTGCTAAACGTAAAGTAAAAAAAGATAAAAATGGAATACCTAAAGCACCACAAGCTCTAAATCCGGACGGAACTGCTAAAAACGCACAAGACATAGACAAAAATTTAATGGGCGGCAAAACTATTAAAAGGTGATTAGTGACAAATTTATTAATAACCTTTGGTTGCAGTTGGACATGGGGTGTTGGAATTTTTTATGAAGATGGTATGTCTTCAAAAGAGTATTTTGACCATCCTGTTGTTTATAAGCCTGAAGGAACTTTCAGACAAATACTATCAGAAAAATGGAAATGTAAAAATTTAAACTTTTCTACCGGTGCTAGTAGTAATCAAAAACAATTTAGATATGCCAAACATTTTTTTGCAAGCGATGAATTTCTTAAATTAAAAAAAGAATATAAAAACATCACAGTTTTATGGGGCATTACATCTACTGCTAGAAATGAAATATGGGATTTTAAAAATAAAGATTTACAAAATTTAATCTTTACTAATCCAGGTAATAATCAATATACTTTTACTGTAAAAGAATGGACTAGATATTTCTATAATCACGAAAACGAAGTTTTTACACTTGCAAAAGATATGAATTTTTTTAACAGTTATTTTGAATCATTAGGTATAAAAAATTATTGGTTTGATACTTTTAATCATCACGATTATAGTAAAGAACATCCCGCTTTAAAATTTCAAGCAACAAATGAAAAACATCAAAATGAAGATAATTGGCACAAGCTAGAAAATGATGTTATTTTAAACGAAATAAAATTAAAAAGTTTAAAATCATCGAATAACATAAAAAATATGTTATTTGATAATCAACAACCTAGAGATTTGTGCAGTTTATTGTGTAAAGAATATAATATAGATTATATAGATAATAATTATCATACAAGTTCATTTTCGGAAGATAGTAATAGAATAAAGTTTTTAGTCAATAATAATATACTTAATCCACACAGCTATCATCCTACAAAATTAGGTCATCAAACTATTGCTAATTTAATACATAAAGAAATAAATACATTATAACAGGAGTTTAATATGTCTTTGCAATTCAAACATGGTTCTTATACCACTAAAAACTTTGACATGTGTGCAGATGCTGTAAAAGAATTTAACAAGGCTGCAAAAGATGAAAAAGTTGATAAACAAAAAATGCTTAAGGCTGCTAGAGCAGTTGACAAATACTTAGGTATGGAAAAGAAAGCAAAAGAAAAGGGTAGTGCAACAAATGCCCAATTAGATTCATTTATGAATGCTGTAGAAGATGCAAAGACAGCAATCTCAGATGCAGGATTAAAGGGGCACACTTATCACAAGTGGCATGTAGCAGATATGAAAAAATACGCAAAAGAAGAAGTTAAAGAAGGTTTAGGCGACATGGCGCACATGGCTGAAAAAGACCATGAGGTGCAAATGGCTCGTGCAGACCTGTACAAAATAGCAAAATATTCAATTAAATTACACGAAATGTTAAAAGGTGTTTCAGAAGCCGAAGGCTTAGAAGGTTGGGTACAATCAAAAATTACTAAAGCAGCAGACTATTTAGGTTCAGTATATCATCATTTAGATTACGAACAAGTAACTGGCGAGTTAGGAGAAGGCAAGTCGCCTCATAAAAAAGGCACTAAAGCATACAAGAAACATATGGCAGCAATGCATGCTGAAAGTGCGAACGATCCTTACAAAGCAAAACTACGTGCTAAGTTAGCTGAAAAAACAAACGAAAGAAGCCTAACCAAAGGCGAAGAAGGCAAGCGTGAAAAGTATGTTAAAGGTATGAAAAAAGCCAAAGGCGACTTTAAAGACCGTTACGGTAAAGACGCAGAAGCAGTAATGTACGCAACAGCAACTAAGATGGCGAAGAAATAATGGATTACCATAAACTACAACAACAACTATTTGAAATGGATCCTAGTGATCCTAGAGAAGATTTAGCAAAATTGCAACAGGCTGCACAAGGCGGCGGAATTGATAATGTTGCTCCTATTAAAAATTATCTAGAAGAAAGTGTTGTAGTCGAAGAAGGATCAATACCATTAGGCATAGACAGTATTGCAGATTTTGCTGCATTAGCAGGTGTTAAACTAGAAGAAGGCGAACGCTGGGATAGATTTAAAGCAGCAGCAAAACATGGTGTAGATAATTATAACACTGTCAAAGCATTACGACCAAATCTAGATAAAAATAAAATTAAAAAACCAGGCGAAGAACCAGCAGATAGTACTGATAAAAAGAAGTTTTCTACTAAAAAACCAAATATAAATCAAGATAAAGTAGAAGCACTTGAGGCTAGAGTTGCATACTTAGAAAGTGTTATAGAAACTTTAATAGAAGCAGACGATCGTAAAATTAAACCACGTGATCCTAACGCACAAACACTAAACGATTTACGTAAGAGTGGTGCAATGGGCGCACATAAAGATAAAAAGAAACTAGCAAAACAAGGCTACTCAAAACACAAAGGCAAATCACAATATGAATCTATCAAAGACGAGCTATGGGCACGTTTAAATGAATTTAATAAATCTTAGACCAAAATTTACTGACTCACCTTATCTAACAAACCCAATCCGGCAACTAGACGCAGAAACATTACCCTTACGTGACTTTGATAAGGACGGTTACGAAGTTCCTGCACCTTTAGAACTAGCATATTATCACACAAACAATGTAATTATGAATACTAAAATACAGTATCATATTGCACCTGTACAAGAATGGTTCACAGATACTGAAAACAGTGAACACGGCTTAGTATTAGATCACTGTATGATACTAACACGCTATGCACTTGCAGGAGAAGCAAGAGAACAATTAGAAGAAGTAGCAAAGAACCGTCCCATTGTAAACAAACTATTAAGTATTAAACCTAAATACGGTATAGATTTTTCACTTGACTACGTAACACATGATGTTATAATGGAAGTAATTCATATAGAGCAAGACTTTACTACTCTAGAAGAAGCAAACGCTGCAAAAGAACGACTAGAACACATAATTGATACTACAGATTGGTATCAAGGTGTTATAGATCTACAAAGCAGAAAACACGAATGGGAAAATTTGTCAAGCGATGATCACTCAGACTACAAAGCACAATTTTTCGGTTGGCACAGAGCGTTTGACAACAAAAAAGTATTTTAATTTTTGGAACCTAATTTGAGCGTACCTGATCTAGAAAGAGCAGTCGTTGAAGTGTTTGGTGGCTGTAATTATAAGTGTCAAATGTGTCCACAGACTACCGGAAGAGGTAAAGAGTGGACACGGAAGATGCCAATAGATATGTTTATTAATATATTAGACCAACTTCCTGGTAAACCTGTTATTAACTTAGAAGGGTCGGGTGAGCCTACTATGGCAAAAGACTTGCCTAATTATATTGAAGAATGTACTAAGCGAGGATTTCCTAGCTTTATGTACAGCAACGGTAGTTTTTTTAGTGGTCATTTTATGCAAGAGTGTATTGATGCAGGCTTAAGATTTGCTAGATTTAGTTGTATAGGTTATAACAAAGACAAGTATAAACAATGGATGGCCGTAGATAACTTTGAGTTGTTAAAAACAAACATAATAAAAGCCAAAGAATACATCAAGGAAACTAATAGTAAATGTGTAGTTAGTAGTTATCATCTAATATTAGATAATAATCAAGTTGACTATGAAATCGATCAATATAGAAATAATTTTATTGGCCCTACAGGTACAATAGGTTATATATGGAAAATGCACAACTGGAGCGGAAACTATCAACCTTTATATCTACGTGATCCTAGTAAGCGTAGAACTTGTGGCCGGCCATTTGCTCCTGAAATTACAATACGTAGTGGAGGTAACGGAGGATTAAAAGGTGCAGTTACGCCTTGCTGTCAAACAATGGGTCCTCCAAATGAAACTTTAAGTGTACTAGGTCATGTACAAAATCAAACCATAGAAGAAATATGGTATAGCGACGAATACAATAAACTTCGCAAAGCACATGAAATGAAAGATTTTGATAGTATTGATTATTGTAAAAATTGTGACTTTTTATACGATGATCCAGAAGTACTTGTTTGGTCAAATGATAAACAAGCAAGCACAGATTACATGCTTGGAACAAAATTTAGTCTAAAAGAGTACATGAATTAACATGAGAACTCTTGAATTTTTTGAAACAGATATAGATACTATAAACAAACATTTCTATTCTCGCAGCCCTTCTAATATTTTAGAACACTGTGTAAATAAAGTATTTGCTAATGGTAAAACGGTGGATACTAAGACTCGTAAATATAGAGAAATTAATCATATAAATGCTTTTTATGAATTGCAAAAAGAATTATCTTCTGGTAAAAAACTAGAAGATCCTCTTTGTTTAAGTTATTGGAGTACTAATGTACATCAACTTACTGTCGGAAAAGCAAGAATGGCACTAACTGAAGTATATAAACTTCCTGTTGTGCTAATTGTAGACAATTTTTCCGGCAAGAAATTTGCAAAAAAATTTAATTTAAAAAGAATAGAATACGACACAACTAATTTTATAAGATGGGAAGCAAGTATTCAACATTTTAAAAATAAACCTTGGTTTAGAAATTTAGAAAAGCAATACAGAGATATAGATCTAATACAGTTTTTAGCTGATAGAGATAATTATCAAAGACCTACAAGCACTATATTTCATTTAGATAATGATAAAGTGTATTGTGAAAATGAAAAATTTTTAGAAAAGAAAAATAACAAATGGTTTTTTTCAAATTTAACTTGACAAAAAGAAAAACACATTGTATACTAATATAAAATATATACTATAAGGAGATAAAAATGGGATCTCGTACCTACGGCGCTGAAGAAAAAGCAAAACTAGAACGACTAGTAAAAGAAGGTGTAACTGTATTACAAGAAGTAGAAGATTTAAACACAGGCTTAAAAGAAACTGTAAAGGCTGTTGCAGAAGAACTTGATATTAAACCTAGTCTTATTAACAAGGCAATTAAAATTGCACAGAAACGTGACTGGGATTCACACGCAGATGCGTATGACGATCTCGAAACTCTTATCACTACGTTAGGGTATGATAAATGATAGAATCTGATGTTGAAAAGTTTGAAGATTTTATTGAGGTATACCACAACGTAGTATCTCCAGAATTTTGTAACGATACTATTGCACATTATAATGCATTAGAACGAACAAGACGTGCATATTCTAGACAAGAATCTGAAGGTGCTGCTTATACTGATAAAACAGGCGGAATAGCATTTCTAACTGATGATCCAAATTTACAAAATTTTGATGTAACAGGCGAGATTTTATATCAATTTCACAATGCTAGTGCAGAATGTTTTAAACATTATGCAGAAAAGTTTGGTATTCTTTCACAACATCAACTTACTATGAATCATAATGTACAATTACAAAAAACGCCTAGAACAGGCGGCTATCATATTTGGCATTTTGAAAACAGTGGCGGCGGGAGTCATAAAAGAGCATTGTTTGTACAACTTTATCTTAACACGATTGACGAAGGTGGCGAAACGGAATTCTTATACCAAAGTAAACGTATTCCGGCTGTTCAAGGAAGTATGTTGATATGTCCTGCTGGTTTTACACATACACACAGAGGAAATCCTCCTCTAAAAGGAAACAAGTTTACAATTAATTCATGGGTAGAATTTACTTAATGCAAAAGCCTTATCAATGGTTAGCTTGGTTTAGTACAGCAGCATTGTTATCAGCAGCTCTGTTAGCTGCTTTTAACATCTACCCTTTGTATATATACGCATTTATTGTTAGTAATAGTCTATGGACACTAATAGGTATTTTGTGGAAAGAAAAAAGTTTAGTCGTAATGAATACCGGACTAACTATAATATATGTAGCAGGATTAGTGCTATAATCGCCCAAGAGGCAAGTAGATGGTTAAGTTGGCCATAAGCAACGAAGGAGAAAATTGAATGCCATACGTTGATGCGATGTTTGATCGTGATCAAGATATTATCCGTGTCGTAGAACGCCGTGACAGCAAAAGACACTATCAAGAATATCAAGCAAAATATACATTTTATTATGAAGATCCTAGAGGCAAGTACAAGAGCGTGTATGGTGATCCGCTTACACGAATTGTTTGTAAAAATACAAAAGACTTTCGCAAAGAAGTTGCTATTAACAAAAGCAAAAACTTGTTTGAAAGTGACATCAATCCAATCTTCCAATGTTTAAGTGAACACTATCTCAATCAAGATGCTCCTAAACTAAACATTGCGTTCTTTGATATCGAGACGGACTTTGATCCAGAGCGTGGGTTTGCTGATCCAGCAGACCCATTTATGCCCATTACATCTATAAGTGTATACTTACAGTGGATGGAAACAATGGTATGTCTTGCTGTTCCACCCAAAACACTCACAATGGAGCAGGCAAAAGTAGAACTTGAAGGTATTGACAACGTAATGTTGTTTGAACGTGAAGGTGATATGATTGACACGTTTTTAACGCTAATTGAAGATGCTGATATTTTGTCAGGTTGGAACAGTGAAGGTTATGATATTCCGTACACTGTAAACAGAACAAGCCGTGTGTTATCTAAAGATGACACAAGACGTTTTTGTTTGTGGGGACAGTTGCCTAAGAAGCGTGAATATGAAAAATACGGGAAGCAAGCAGTTACATTTGATCTAGTAGGTCGTGTACACTTAGACTCATTAGAACTATATCGCAAGTACACATATGAAGAACGTCACTCATATCGCTTGGATGCAATTGGTGAAATTGAAGTAGGCGAAAACAAAGTGCCATATGAAGGCACACTGGATCAGTTGTACAACAATGACTTCCGCAAGTTTATTGAATATAACATTCAAGATACTGCACTACTTGACAAACTAGACAAGAAGCTACGTTTTATTGATCTAAGCAATAGCATTGCACACGAAAACACTGTGCTACTACAAACAACAATGGGTGCTGTTGCTGTTACAGAGCAAGGTATTATTAACGAAGCACACAATAGAGACTTGCGTGTACCCAATCGTCCAAAACGTGATGACACAGAAAGCACACAAGCAGCAGGTGCATATGTTGCGTTTCCTAAAAAAGGTTTGCACAAGTATATTGGTTCAATGGATTTGAATTCACTGTATCCATCAGTAATTCGTGCATTGAATATGGCTCCGGAAACTATTATAGGACAGATACGTCCTGAGATTACAGATGCTCGTGTACATGAAGATATGACACTAAAGAAAAAGTCATTTGCAGGTAGTTGGGAAGGACGCTTTAATGTTGAAGAATACGACATAGTTATGGAGAAGCGCAAAGATGTTGCACTTACAATTGACTGGGAAGATGGACGTTCAGACGTACTAAGTGGTGCAGAAATTTATCAACTTATTTTTGACAGTCAAATGCCATGGATGTTGAGTGCAAATGGCACAATCTTTACAACAGAGTTTGAAGGTGTTATTCCAGGTATTCTAAAGCGTTGGTATGCAGAACGTAAAGAACTACAAAAGAAACTTAAAAAAGCCAAAGACGCAGGTCTTGATGCGGAAATTGAGTATTGGGACAAACGACAATTGGTTAAGAAAATTAATCTTAACAGTCTATATGGTGCTATTCTTAATCCTGGTTGTCGATTTTTTGATAAACGCATTGGCCAGTCTACTACACTAACAGGTAGACAAATTGTTAAGCATATGAGTGCAGAAGTTAACAAAGTTATTACAGGCGAATATGATCATGTAGGCAAAAGTGTTATCTATGGCGATACTGATTCTGTGTATTTTAGTGCATGGCCTGCTCTCAAAGATGATGTAGAATCAGGCAAACTTGACTTTAACATTGACAAGTGTATTGCACTATATGACCAAGTGTGTGAACAAGCAAACACAACATTTCCAGACTTTATGGTGCGAGCATTTCACTGTCCAAAAACAAGAAGTGATGTTATTGCCGCAGGTAGAGAAATTGTTGCACAGAGTGGACTGTATATTACTAAGAAGCGTTATGCGGCATTGGTAATTGATAATGAAGGATTCCGCACAGACGGTGACGGCAAGCCAGGCAAAGTAAAAGCAATGGGCTTGGATCTGCGTAGATCAGATACTCCTGTGTTTATGCAGAAGTTCTTGAGTGAACTTCTGCTAATGGTGCTTACTGATGTCCCGCAAGAAGATGTGCTACAGCGTATCACAGAATTCCGCAAAGAGTTTGAACAGCGTCCGGGATTTGAAAAGGGTTCGCCAAAACGTGCTAATAAAATTGGACATTATCAGCGTCTTGAAGAAAAGCAAGGCAAAGCAAATATGCCTGGACACGTAAGAGCAAGTATCAACTGGAACACACTCAAGCGTATGAATGGTGACAAATACTCGCAAGAGATTGTAGATGGTATGAAAGTTATTGTTTGTAAACTCAAACCAAATCCACTAGGTTATACTAGTGTTGCCTATCCAACAGATGAACTACGTTTGCCAGAGTGGTTCAAAGAACTTCCGTTTGATGATGCAGCAATGGCAGAAACAATTATTGATAACAAACTAGACAACTTGATCGGTGTGCTAAATTATCCTCTAGAAGATACAAAGCAACACAACACCTTCTCAAGTTTATTTGATTTTGGAGACTAGTGTGACTAAAAGAATACATTCACATGAAATTGGTAAATGTACAAAAGTTTATAATAACGCTCTAGTACATATTCCAAAAAATGCATCTACTCTTTTACGAAATTGGTGTCGAAAACAGACAGATACTAATATAAGCGATTCTAATTATTTAGATTTTGAAGTTGACAAATATTATGTACTTATACGAGATCCTTTTGATAGATGGGTAAGCGGAGTAACAGAGTATTATTATAGAAACAAATTTCAAATAGAACATATATTAGATCGTATAGAAATGATAGAATTTGACGAGCATACTACTCCACAAAATCAATTTTTAAATTTTGATTATACTAAAAATACTGTTTTTGTACCTATGGATAGAAAGGGAATAGGTTATTTAAATAATAAATTTTTAAAATATCCTCATCATCCTGTAAACAAATATAATTCTAAAAGTAGCATAAGAAAAATAAAATTTAAAAATTTATTGCTAAAAAAAATACAAGAACAGCCTAGTTTAAAAGATAAAGTAATAGAATTTTATAAACAAGACTATGAAATTATAGAAAATTACTTTGATAGGATTTCTATCTTATGACAGAACACGAACAAATGATAAAAGACGAGTACAAAGAGGCATCTAGAGAAAATCGTGCGTCTCAGCTTGCGGCAGAATTGTCAAAAGAACGTAAACGTCTTAAACAAGAGCTTGCAGAACTACAACACGAAGTTGAAGATCTAACACCTACAACACCTACTGGTACAGTAGACTGGTATGTAAAATGGGCAAGTATGGTACTTGCTGTAATAGGTGTATTTTCAATTAGTGCAGGATTTACTATGTATGGACAAATAGCATATATTCTTAGTTCAATAGGCTGGGTATTTGTAGGTATGCAATGGAGTGATAGAGCAATTATGATAGGATCTAGTATTAGCGGCACAGCAGTTGCTATGAATCTAGTCCAAGGACTAACATTATGAAAATAAAAGTAGAAGTAGAATTTGATACAGAAAAAACACAAGACGAAGAACTAATGCAAAAGCTATTAGAACTTCTTGAAGAATTAAGGGAGCAGTTAGAATGAAAGTAGGATTTACTTGTTCAACTTTTGATTTGCTACACGCAGGTCATGTACAAATGTTACGAGAAGCAAAAGATCAGTGTGATTATTTAATATGTGGATTACAAGTAGATCCAAACTTAGATAGATCTGAGAAGAACTCTCCTATACAAACTATTGTTGAACGCTATACTCAACTAAAAGCAGTGGCATATGTAGACGAAATAATTCCCTATGCTACTGAAAAAGATCTAGAAGATATCTTGACAATGTATCATATTGATGTTAGAATATTAGGAGAAGAGTATAGAGATAAAACGTTTACCGGTAGAGCTATATGTGCTAAACGTGGAATTGAACTATATTTTAATAAACGTGATCATAGATTTTCATCTAGCGATCTAAGAGCAAGAGTTGCAGAAAGACATACACATGGGAATGAATCCAGTCGGCAGAAAACTAAGTGACGAAGATCAAAAATTAGTTGATGAGTATTTAAAAAAAGGTGGGACTATTAAAAAAGGTGTAAGTGGTCGACGAACCGAAGATATTGAATTTAAAAACGGATTTTACGGTAAACGTAAAAAACAAAGTAAGGCAAAGCAATGACTGAAGGACCATTTAAAAGTGCATTTGATGCAGACACTAACGGGGTAGTGCGTCGTGAGATTGTAACCTATCGTATGAAGAACGGTATGATGATTAAAGAAAGTGCATGTCGTGACTATTATAAATCAGGAGACTATCATGACAGCCAAAGCACAATGCCATTAGCGGATAGATAAAATGTGGACACTTTGGATTGTTAGTAGTATTATTGATAGTACAGAACCTAAATACACTCGATACGCACAGTTTGAGACTGCTATGAGTTGTCATATTGAACAAGCTGTATTAGAAGCGAACTTTACACAAGGCGAGGTTGCATTTTGCGATTATGAATAAATTTATATTTGATGTAGACGGAACACTTACTCCAAGTAGAGGAAAGATAGATAAAGAATTTGCAGCATGGTTTGAGCATTTTGCAACACATAATGCTTGCTATTTTGTAACCGGATCTGATAAGATAAAAACAGTTGAGCAAATAGGTTTACCGATTTATAATCTCGCTATTAGAGTCTATAATTGCAACGGTAATGATGTTTGGGAACAGAACGTAAATGTTCGTACAAATGAATGGATACTACCTGAAGATGCACATGCATATTTGAGTGACGAACTTTGTGCAAGTGCATTTCCTTTGCGTACAGGATTACACTTTGAGCATCGTCCAGGTATGTGTAATTTTAGTGTTGTAGGTCGCAATGCTACGCAGGAACAACGTGCAGAGTATGTAACTTGGGATAAAGATTTTGGCGAACGTGTTTATATTGCTCAAAACTTTAACCAACTATTTCCAAAGCTCGAAGCAAAAGTAGGTGGCGAAACAGGAATTGATATTGCACCAAAAGGAGCAGACAAAAGTCAAATTTTAAATGACTTTGATAAAGATGATGTTATTGTGTTCTTTGGCGATGCAATGCACCAAAACGGTAACGATTATCCATTAGCACAGGCTAATATAAAAGGAGAAAATTATCATGTGCAAGATTGGAAAGACACATGGAGGAAATTAAATGAAAATTTTAATAACAGGTCATAAAGGATTTATAGGCACACAGCTTTGTAAGTTCTTAAAAGACTACGATATTATAGGTCTTGATGTAAAAGAACATGAAGATCAAGATATACTAACTTGCGAATTACCTGATGTAGATATGGTTATACACCTTGCTGGCATAGGCGGTGTTAGAGAAAGCATGGACAATCCAAAACGTTATTGGTATAACAATGTAGAAGGCACAAAACGTATACTAGAAAGATATAAAAATATTCGTGTATTAGTTGCTGGATCCAGTTCGCAATACGAACCACATCTTAATCCTTATGCTGCAAGCAAAAATATAATAGAATACATTCCTCACTCTAATGTTTGTTTTATGCGATTTCATACTGTTTACGGTGATGTTCCTAGAGCAAATATGTTTTTTGACAAACTGTTAAACAATAAGCTTGAATATGTTACTAATCATGAAAGAGATTTTATACACATAGAAGATTTGTGCAATGCTATTGGAATGATTATGAACGACAATAGAATACAAGGTCCTATTGATATTGGCACCGGAACTTGTGTAAAAATTTCAAATATAAGACCAGATTTGCCTATTCGCCTAAATACACCGGGGGAAAGACAAAGGACACAAGCTAATATTATGAAATTGTCAAGTTTAGGATTTAAACCAAAACACACTGTAAAAGAATTTTTAAAAAATAAAGGTTTCTTGTATGAAGAAATTTGATGCAGTTTTGTTAGTTGATTGTTGGACTCCGAATTTTTGGAAAGATGAAGTTAGAGCAAGAAACCAAAGAAAGTTTCATAGTAATCTTTTATCTTTTTTAAGAACACAAGAATTTGATCAAGTGTTATTTGCAACAAAAGGATTACCTCGGATTATAACTGATCCTCGTTTAAAATATAAAGTACATAGCAAAACAAAATCTAATAGAGCATTACATGTTGAAGATGTTGTTTCATATTATGATTTATATAAAAATTTGCAAGATAAAAGTAATATACTTTTTGGCGGTGCAGCATGGAAAATGTGTGTTCACGGAAATCATATAGGATTGTATGAATTAATGGATGAAAAAAATCTTACAATTCTTTCACATCCTTCTATGGTAGATAGTTTTATTGACGACGAAGAGCCTGTTACTAAACAAGACTTTGAAAATGATTGGATGATTAAATGGTTCGAACGCGGCGATGGTTTTTATCATGCCAGTCATAGAAAGCATATAACAAAGTCTTTTAGAAAAATTGATGTTGACAAAACATAAAAAATGTAATATAATAAATTAAATCAATGGAGAAATACAAATGAAAGATATTTTACAAGACGTAGTAGCACATACTCATGCACTAGGATTTCTTAGTCTAGTTAAAGTTAGCAACGACGAAGGCACAGCAATTGATTCAATGGCAGAAGACCGTAGTGTTATTTTGTCAGCAGAAACACACTCACCAGTAGCAGAGTTTGTAGGCACATTTGGTATGCCTAACCTAGACAAACTAGCACTACATTTAAAAAACCCAGAGTACAAAGACAATGCTAAAATTGATGTTGTACAAGCAGAACGCAATGGCGAAACTGTTCCAACACACATTCACTTTGAAAATGCAGCTGGCGACTTCCAAAATGATTATCGCTTTATGAACAAAGCAATCATTGAAGAAAAACTTAAAACTGTTAAGTTCAAAGGTGCAAGTTGGAATGTAGAATTTCAACCTTCAATGGCAGCAATTGCACGTATGAAACTAATGAGTGCAGCACATTCAGAAGAGCCAACATTTAATGTTAAAACTAAAGATGGCAATCTTGTGTTTAGCTTTGGTGATGCTAGTACACACGCAGGTGAGTTTGTATTCCAACACGGTGTAGAAGGTGCGCTACAACACACCTGGAGTTGGCCAGTAGCACAGGTCCAAAGTATTCTAAGTTTAGACGGCGATTTAACTATGAGTATTTCTGATCAAGGTGCTATGAAGATTAGTGTTAACTCAGGTATGGCAACATACGATTACATCTTACCAGCTCAGAGCAAGTAAATGGGTGAAGTAGCAACAGCAATTAGTATACTAGCTATTATTATAATTGGATTTTATATTATTGCAGTAACAGAGATTAATAAATGAACAAAGACTTAACTGCGTCACAAAATGACTACGCTAGATTTCTCCCAGCACTAAGTGGCTTTTATGCTACTTATGTGGGCAAACAGCGTTATGTCGAATATGTAGATAAGTCACGTATCCCTTCAAACTTTACACACGGTGTAGAGAGTTTAAACTATCTTAACAAACAAGAAGGTCAATTCCAGTACCAGTGGACACTTTACTCTGCAGGACACGCTGAACTTGATGTTAACAAACACTCACCTAAAGAAGATATGGTGCGTAACAGAGATAGATCTAACTCTTGGATACTAGGCGACTCAGGTGGTTTCCAGATTGGTAAAGGCGTATGGGAAGGTGACTGGAAGAATCCTAACTGTCCTAAAGCACAAAAGAAAAGAGAACAAGTTCTCCGTTGGATGGATGCTTATATGGACTATGGGATGATTCTTGATATTCCTGCTTGGGTATGTCGTTCACCTGCGGGTAGAGAAGCTACTGGTATTACTAGTTATATGGAAGCTGTTGAAGGCACATACATTAACAATGATTATTGGATTGCTAATCGCACAGGTGCTTGTAAGTTCTTAAACGTACTGCAAGGCGAGAATCATGCTGAAGCAGACGACTGGTACGATCGCATGAAGAAGTACTGTGATCCTAAGCAATATCCAGACAATCACTTTAATGGTTGGGCAATGGGCGGACAGAACATGTGTGATGTACACTTAGTTCTTAAACGTATTGTAACCATGCACTTTGACGGCTTACTAGAGAAAGGCATTCACGATGTAATGCACTTCCTAGGTACTTCAAAACTAGAGTGGGCCTGCTTGCTTACTGACATTCAACGTGCAGTACGGAAAAACTATAATGAAAACTTTACTATTACTTTTGACTGTGCTAGTCCTTTCTTGGCAACCGCGAATGGACAAATCTACATTCAGAACGAGACTGAAGACAGAAGCAAATGGACGTATCGTATGGTGCCGTCAGTTGACGATAAGAAATATGCTACAGATCAACGCTTGTTTAGAGACACTGTTATATCAGATGGGATATTTAAAAACTTTGAAGACAGCCCAATTACCACTGAACTCAAAGTATCAGACGTTTGCACTTATGCTCCTGGAGACCTAAATAAGATTGGTAAAGAAGGTAAAACATCATGGGATAGTTTTAGTTACGCTATCCAAATGGGACATAATGTGTGGAGCCATATAAATGCAGTGCAAGAAGCTAACAGACAATACGACAATGGATGCATTCCGAGAATGCTTGTCCAAGAACGTTTTGATAGAATCTTGTTCAAAGATGTTGTGAACGAAATTTTTGCAAAAGACAATAAAGACGCTGCTCTTGCACTAATTGAAGAATATTCTAAGTTTTGGATGGCTATTCCAGGTACACGAGGTGCAGTAGGTAAGAAAACTGTAAACGCTAGTACACACTTTAATGCGCTTTTTGACGTAGAAGAACCAGAGACAGAAAATGATCACGAAGATGGTTTATTCACAGAAGCAGAGGAACATAAGTTGGAGGAAATGGAGAATGAGCAACTATGAAACAGAAGAAGATAAACTTCGAGCTCATTACGAGGAATTAGAGAGAAAACATAGAGAACTTGACAACGAGCTAATCGAACGTTATAATAATCAAACAGTAACAGATGAAGTTCGTAGAATGAAAACTATGAAACTCTATTTAAAAGACGAAATGCATCGTATTAACGCTTACTTGATACAAAAAGGCTTAGAATGAAAAGAGATTACGAAAACGGTGAACACGACGATGTTGTGTTCTTTACAGGCATTGAAGTAGAACGTACACCTGCTTACGGCAAGAAAACACTATTTGTAACTGGCGTTCAAGATATTGAAACAGTGTTTGAACATTTTGCAACACAAGAATGTGAGCATATTTTCTTTGGTGCTAATCATAGTTTTAATCCTGGCGTTAATTTTCCAAAAGATGCAGATGCATGGGAAGAATGGGAAAACATGATTGAATACTTTTTAGAAACGGGTGTACCTTGTACACTAGATGTTCCGTTCAGTCACGCAGAAGCATTACTAGAAACTAGAATGATTGAAACAGATTTGTTTATTCCACAAATCCGCATTCCACTTCCTTACATCAAGCAATATAATTATAACACTATGATTAAAATCGATGACAGAGATTTTAAAGCAACTAATCCAGGTGTTTGGTGTCATAGACTACACAATCTAATGGACGATAAAAAATTCACTGATTGGAGTGAATACGAACTTGACAAACCTCTATAAAGAAAGTATAGTAATAATATGCAAGAACGATATTATGAATATATGAAACGTAGAATGAAAGAAGAAGATAAAAAAATGTCAATGCAAAATGCAGAAAGAAGTATTTGGGTAACCTTTGCAAAAGAAGGGGTACATATGTACCCAGGTGCTGACACTGATCCTAAACTAGCAACTGGCGATTGGGATGATGTATCATTCCTTGGTATTCCACATCGTCACATTTTTCACTTTCGTGTTCGTATTGAAGTATTTCATAACGATCGCGATATTGAGTTCATTCAGTTTAAACGCTGGATGCAACGACTCTATGACGTTGAAGGCGTACTAGAGTTAAACCACAAGTCATGTGAAATGATTGCAGATGACTTGTATCAAGAAATTTCTAACAAATATCCAGGCCGGTTTGTAGAAATTAGTGTTGCTGAAGACAACGAAAACGGCTGTTCAATTTTTTACCCAAGGTCATAACCATCATAAGAGGATTATTAAAATGGCTAATAACTTTCCACCGGTACAAAAGATTTTTGACGACTTGGACAAGTTTCGCGACTATTGTCGCTTTGAAGGCAAGCCCTTCAATGAAGCAGATTTATACAACGATAAATCATGGGTTTGGGGTGCATACAAAAAGCACCAAGGTTGGTTGAGAGCTAAAGCTCGAAATAATAATAGGAATCAAGTACAAAGGAGAAGCTAATGACAATTTATATCGTAGACATTGAAGCAGTAGACACACGTTACACAAAGCAGTGGAAGGACTTTCTTCCTATGCAACTGCAACATGCTACGAATAATGAAGTTGTTGTAATTAGTGGAGGGGAAACGCCTCAGGCAACTACGCCTGGGGCTTTTCTTAACTTTGGTGGAACCAATGTGTACAAGAGCAAACAGCTCGAACAGATAGGCGAGATGTTTTGTAACGGAGAAATTAAAAATGGAGATTATTTCCTATATACGGATGCGTGGAATCCAACTGTTATCCAGCTTCGCTACATGGCTGAGCTATTGGGCGTCAACATTAGAATTGGTGGTCTTTGGCATGCTGGTTCTTATGATCCACATGATTTCCTAGGTAGGCTCATAGGCGATAAGCCTTGGGTCAGACATGCTGAAAAAAGCATGTACTACACATACGATAACAACTTCTTTGCAACAGATTTTCATATCGATATGTTTGTTGATACTATTTTAGATAAAAATAATAATGATCACTGGACAACTGAAGAAGTAATAGATTTTTACGAAACAACTCAACGTGTAGGCTGGCCTATGGAGTATTTGCGTGATAGTTTAGTTACATACAGTGGCATGGACAAGCGTAACCTTATACTCTTTCCGCATCGTATTGCTCCTGAGAAGCAAGTTGACATCTTCCGTGATCTTGCAGAACAACTTCCTGAATACGAGTTTGTTGTATGTCAAGAGCGTGAACTTACAAAGAATGAATATCACAATTTGCTAGGTGAAGCAAAGATGGTGTTCTCAGCTAACTTGCAAGAAACACTAGGCATTAGTTGGTACGAAGGCGCACTTGTAAATGCTATTCCTATGGTTCCAGATAGATTAAGCTATACAGAAATGGCACTTCCAGAGTTTAAGTATCCTAGTCAATGGACTGAAGATTTTGCAAGTTATCGCAAACATAGAGGAGAAGTTGTTGCTAAGATTCGCAACTATATGGAAAACTATGATGACTATCTTGTAAGTCTTGAAAAGCAACGCACAAAACTTAACAAAGAATTTTTTAGCGGAGCAGCATTGTATGACGCAATCAAAGAAGGATGATACATTTACTATAGACGTAAGTGAGTTTGATCTAGATAATAATAAGGGCGATATTACTATTAACTTAGACGATACATACGGTACAACTACAACGTACTGGGCAGGTGATAGTATTACTGATGTTACTATCGGTGGTTCTAGCGACGGCACATTTACTATTAGCGATTTAACTGTTGATACTATTGATCTTAGTAATATAACAATTAATACTTCTAACGACTACAGTTGGGCATACGAAGACACTAGTATTAATATACTAGAAATTGAAAATATGTGCAAAGAGTATCCAGCACTAGAAAAAGTTTGGCGCAACTTTAAAAGTGTTTACGACATGGTTAAACAAGATTATGAAGGCAAAAAGAAAGCAGGAGAAATAGACGATGACCTTCCGTTCTAAATTTTTAAACTGGCTAGAGAAATTAGGTCGTAAAAGAGTTATAATGGATAGACACAATAACGAGCCATACCTAACTAGGTATTACTTGTTTTTAAAAGAAAGGAAATGGTTTCCTTTTAACATTTTTTTACACAACTTTCATAAAGGAGACTTAGATGATTTACATGATCACCCTTGGCCTTTTATCACTTTTATCATTAAAGGTGGTTATTGGGAACATACACCGGATGGCCGTTTTTGGCGCGGTGCAGGCACGTTACGGATTGCCAGCTGTCATAGCCTTCATCGCGTTGAGCTTGAACCTGGCGTTGATGTATGGACTTTGTTCATCCCAGGCCCTAAGCTAAGAGACTGGGGATTCTTACGTAAAGGCGAATGGATTCAACACGAACAGTATATGAGAGAAAAATATGAACGTTAAAAAGCATTATTATTCGTGGCAGGATGTAGAACGTGCTTGCCTAAATATTGCACTGCAAATGTACAATGACAATTGGAAGCCTGATTATATTGTAGGTATTACACGAGGTGGCAACGTACCTGCTACTATTCTTAGCAATATGTTAGGTGTACGAGGCGAAGCACTAAAGGTTAGTTTACGTGATAATACAGACGGTGAGGCTAGTGAAAGCAACTGCTGGATGAGCGAAGATGCATTTGGTTATGTTCCTGCAGAAGAACAAGAAAAATTAAAGTGCCGCTGGGATTTAGGAAAACGTAAAAACATTCTTATTGTGGACGACATTAACGATACTGGTGCTACGTTTAACTGGATCAAACAAGATTGGATGAGCAGTTGTTTGCCACAAGAAGATAATGCTTGGAACGCTGTTTGGGCAAACAATGTACGCTTTGCAGCTCTAACTGAAAACTTGTCCAGCACATTTGATGGAGTACGTTATAGCGCACACGAAGTAAACAAAGCAGAAGAAGATGTTTGGCTAGTTTATCCTTGGGAGAATGTAGGAAAATGACCGAAAAAGAACGACAAGATAAATTAAATTATCTTAAAGGCTTAGAGAGTAGTATACAAGCAAGACTTGAAGAGCTAAAAGAAGCCCAAGAAAACAATGCAAAAGGTAATCATATAAACAGTATTCAATCTGGAATTTTTGCAAGACGTAGACAGATTGCAAAGTTAAAAAGAGAGTTAGATCTTTAATTAAAAAGAAAAAACTAAGGAGTCAAAAAATGGCAACCCCAGAAGAAAAACAAGAACTAGTAGATACACTAAGCGGTCCACGATACTACCGCATTCACATTTCAGGATACGGTGGCGAGAGTGCATACATGAGTATTTCGAAAGAAGCACATGATTTTTGGCAACCTATTTGCGAAGAACACGGTGACTATGATCTAGTACAGTATATGAACTGTGATGACCTAGAAGAATGTGAGTTTGAAAACATTGACAGTGTTCCAGAAGAAGCACAGTTCTTGCACGATAAAGATGATGACAACTACAAGCGTCCTTGGTACGAGTCTCATACAGAGTTTGAACACTCATATGGCGGTACATATGATAGTTGTTACTTTAGTGTTGACGAAGTGTCTGACGATGAATACAATTCTAAAGTTATTGCAGAAGTTATTGATCGAGAAGATGTGACAGCATTTAACGAACGCTTAGGTGAAGAAACAGAATGGGCTCACGAAGCAATTGAAATGGGCTGTTGTGAAGAACATGACGGTTATGTTGCACAACTATATTCAAGCGAAAAAGGTCAGTTCTTTGATGGCGTGATTGAAACTATTGGAGAGTTTGACCCTAAGAAATTAAAGTTCTACACCACTGAGTTTCTAAACGGTGAAGACACTATTACCAGTGTAGAGTACGACGGTGTTGAAATTGATAATCAAGGTGGCGATACTAACGGAAAAGGCTACTACGCAAGTGTATGGAAAAATAACTAATGATTGATACTTTAGAAAAAGCTCAACAAGAAGGTCGTGCACCTTGGACTAATGTAGAGTATAACACAAAAGATTTTGTTGTATACAAAGACAAGTTTCCAGTTACAGAAGGTCATACGTTAGTTGTTCCAAAACAAAACACTGTAGATGACATTATGCGCTGTTTTAAATTTGCTGTAGAAATGGGCAATCAAAATGTTCAAAGTTTAGCAAATAATATTACAGGTTATAATGTAGGAATTAATGTAGGTAACAGTGCGGGACAAACTTGCATGTATCCGCACGTACATTTAATTTTTAGACGTGACGGAGATTGCGAAAATCCAAAAGGAGGTATACGTCATTGTGTTCCCGGTAAGGGAGATTATACTAGACTTTCTTCTGGATTTACAGAATATGATACAAGCACTCTTGAAAGGACGTAAATGAATACTGTACCAATTCCAGAAAAAGTTATAGAATTTAATCCTTTAAACATAGATAACGAAATTCTAGTAGATGATTATCTATGGCTATTTAAATTTGACGATATTGATAATAAAAAATTGTTACAAACCTGTTTTGATATAGGAAATTATATAGATGATAATTTCCCTCCTGTTCCTGATACAGGAGTTTATGGATGTCCAACATCCTATTACCACGGACACTATAATCTTTTTAGTTTTCCTAGTACTGAATTATATAAGCTATACAATAATATGGCTAAAAAATTATATTCAGTGATGAGAGAAGATGATTATTACATACGGTGTTGGGTTAATTTATTTGAACCTGGTCAAAATATAGATTGGCATAAACATTGGGGTAAAGATAGTAGAGCTTATCACGGATTTTATTGTGTTAATGTAGAAGGTGAAAATGATTCTTATACAGATTATCTCATAAAAGGTTATTGGGATAATCGATTTAGAGTATTAAGTAAGAATGGATATTGTGTATTTGGAAAATCTGAAGACGATTTACATAGAGCTTCGCCTTGGGAAAACAATGGGTATAGAGTTACTATAGCATTTGACGTAGGACCGATGTCAGTTTTACAACCGCAAAATGGGTATATGACTGACAAGCCTCATGACTTAATACCTTTAATTAAAAAAAATGTTTGACAAAAACCTAAATAAAGTATATAATATAAACAATAAGACATCCTCGTCTTTAACTCGGAGAATTAAATGAGCAAAGCAGAACAAATTAAACAAAAACTAGAAGATGCTGGTATCCGTTACTGGGCCGGCGACAACATTTCAGAAGTGTTGCAGAAAGGCGACATAGAGCAATTAATAGAAGAAGCTACTCCAGCTTTTGAAAGTGTATTAGATGCACTAGTAATTGATCGTCATACAGATCCTAATTCAAAAGGTACAGCAAGACGTCTTGCTAAGATGTACTTTAATGAGATTATGGCAGGACGTTATGATCCTGCACCTGATGCAACAGCATTTCCAAATGACTCAGATGAACGCTATGAAGGTATGCTTGTAGTTCGTTCAGAACTAAAGAGCATGTGTTCGCATCATCATCAGCCAGTAAGCGGTGTAGCATACATTGGTATTATTGCCGCAGATAAACTAATTGGTCTTAGCAAATACACACGCATTGCACAGTGGTGTGCAAGACGTGGTACGCTACAAGAAGAACTTGCAAATGATATTGCACGTGAGATTGCAAAAGCAACAGGCGCAGAAAATTTAGGTGTATATATTCAAGCAACACATGGTTGTTGTGAGAATCGTGGTATTATGGCACATAGCAGTCTTACACAGACAACTGTACTTAAAGGTGCGTTTAAAGATGATCCTGGTACAAAGAAAGAGTTCTTTGACAACATTAAACTACAGCAGGAGTTTGCATGTTAAGTAGAGATGAAGCATATCAACTTATTGTTGAACTAAACGAAGATGCACATGCTGCTACTTATGACGAATGGGTAGAAGCAGATGACATGGAAGATGAAGATCCTGATCAAGCAGAAGAAATGCGTGAAGAAGCAAGTTACAATCAGGCAGTTGAATTTCGTGAAGCATTCCAAAGTACATTAACACCCGAGCAACAAGAAGCAATTCTACACTACACGAAAGTAGACGAAGACTTTGCTATGGAGTTTAACGGTTGGTGGGGAGAAGAATAATGAAACTAAGATATTCAGAAGCATTTTACAGTGTACAAGGCGAAGGTAAGTTTGTAGGAGTACCTAGTGTATTCCTACGTACCTTTGGTTGTAACTTCCGTTGTATGAACTTTGGCACAGGTGAAACAAAAGACCGGTGGCAACTACACAAAGAAGGCATTAAGCATAATGCAGAAGTTGCAGATCTTATTGCCAAAGATGTACACAAAACTACAGAACGATTTGAAGACTTGCCTATTATTCACACAGGCTGTGATACATATGCAAGTATCTATCCTGAGTTCAAAGACTTTAACAAACTTGCAGAAGTTGATGAAGTTGTTGAACACTTACTTTCTCTTACTCCAGAAGGCAAATGGACTATGGACAATGGTCAAGACATCCATTTAATCATGACAGGTGGTGAGCCTTTGTTAGCGTGGCAAAAGCTCTACATAGATTTATTTGAACATCCACGTATGCGAGACTTAAAAAATGTTACATTTGAAACAAACACTACACAACCTTTACACTCAGAGTTTTACGAGTATCTTAACACTCAAGAACGATTTACAATCACGTGGAGTTGTTCCCCGAAACTTAGTGTTAGCGGAGAACCTTGGGATACTGCTATCCTGCCTGTTGTTGCTCATCAGTATAGTACTGTTAACGGTAGTGACATTTATCTTAAGTTTGTTGTCGCTAGTCAAGATGATTTTGACGAAGTTGGCAGGGCTGTGGACGCTTACAAGAGTGCCGGGGTACAATGTCCAGTATATCTTATGCCGCTGGGCGGACGCAGTGAAGAATATTCCCTTAATGTTAAAGACGTGGCGGAAGCGTGTATGGAAAGAGGATGGCGATTTACCCCAAGACTACACATATCGCTATTCGGGAATGCCTGGGGGACTTAGTGAAGAAGATCTCGACATTTTGCGAGGTAAAAAGATTACAGAAGAACAGGCAGACAAAATAAGGAGGCAGTTATGAAAAAATTTTTAAAAGACATAACAGGCATTACAAAAAAAGAAAAAGAACTAGAAGAGCAGGAAATGGCTCTTCTTAAAAAGAAAGATCCTAAAGAATATGCTACTAGGCGTAAAGAACCTTGGGTTAGTGTATTAGATGTTAAAGTAAATGAAGATAACGTTCGCAACGGTTTCTTTGAACTTGACTGGAACAAATACTTTATTGCACAACTAATTGAAAATGGTTACGGTGTGGACAATGATCCAGAAGAAGAAATTGTAGATCGTTGGTTCCGTGATATCGTTTACAATATGCTAGAAGCAGAAGGACAAAGTACTGATAGAGGTGCTGGTTATATTAATGTTGTTCCTATATCAAAAGGCAAAAGCGAAGTATCATGATTTTTAAAAAGCTCTTTGGATATATTCCTGTTTTTAAACTTGACAAAAGTAAACATAGACAATATAATAGTTTATATGAAGACTTATGTATGTGAGGACAAATGAGCACTTATATTTTAGTAGATACAGCAAACACTTTCTTTAGAGCTCGTCATGTAGTGCGTGGCGATTTAGACACGAAAGTAGGCATGGCTCTACATATTACGCTTAACAGTGTAAAGAAAGCATGGCAAGATTTTAATGCAGATCATGTTGTGTTCTGCTTAGAAGGACGTAGTTGGCGCAAGGACTATTACGAGCCATATAAACGTAACAGACAAGAAACCCGTGATGCAATGACTCCTGCACAGCAAGAAGAAGACACTGTGTTTTGGGAAATCTTTGACGAGTTTAAAGACTTCATTGGTACAAAGACTAACTGTACAATGATGCGTCATCCGCAACTAGAAGCAGATGATTTGATTGCAGGTTGGGTACAGAATCATCCTAACGACAATCATGTTATTATTAGTACAGACGGCGACTTTGCACAACTGATTGCGCCTAACGTAAAACAGTACAATGGTGTTAGTAACACTACTATTACACACGAAGGTTACTTTGATGACAAAGGTAAGCCTGTGGTAGATAAGAAAACTAAAGAGCCTAAAGGTGCTCCTGACCCACAGTGGTTGCTATTTGAAAAATGTATGCGCGGCGACACTAGTGACAACGTGTTTAGTGCATATCCAGGTGTTAGAAAAAAAGGTACAAAGAACAAAGTTGGTCTTATAGAAGCGTTTGAAGATAAAAGTACAAAAGGCTTTAACTGGAATAATATGATGTTACAGCGTTGGGTAGATCACAATGGTGAAGAACATCGTGTACTAGACGATTACAATCGCAACGTTACATTGTGTGATTTGTCTGCACAACCTACAGAAATTAGAGAGATAATTAATAACACTATTGCAGAAGTAGAACCTAAGAACATATCACAAGTTGGTATGCGCCTTATGAAGTTTTGTGCTAAGTGGGATATGCAACGAATTGCAGACCAAGCAGCATCTTTTGCAGAACCTTTACAAGCGAGATACCCTAAATGACATTAAAAGCAAAATCAGTATTAAAAGATAAATTTTGGATTGTTGAAGAAGACGATCAAAGAGTCGGAACACTTTCCTGGAATGACGATCGCTATATGTTTTCAAGTACAGCAGAAACTTGTTTCTTTGACAATACTCGCCAGATGAAGAAAAAATTTGGTACAGAAATGATTTTTGTTACTAACGAAACAAATGCATCAATTGTAGACAAAGATAAAATAGTACATGGTTATCCTACAAGTGTTATTCCTTATAACTCTATGTACGATGTCAAAAGAAAATTACCCTTGTTTACTAAAAGTGATAAATCTAAAAGTATGTATTGTGCAGGTTACTATGTAATTTGTTTTGAAAAAGGTTGGGTTAAAAGTTTTTGCCCTAAGTTAATTACTGTTGAACGTTATGATTTTAAAGGTCCGTTTAAAACAGAATTAGAAATGCGTCAGGAGTTGAGTCGTGTCAACAAATAGTCCTTTAAACACTATACCTATACAACAGTTTATTCAACAGGTAAAGAGTGCTGAAAACAGCAGAGCAAAAGAAGTTAAGATAGATATTCAGCAGGCAAAAAATCTTGCATTTACTTTAGGTATTGTTATGAGTAGGTTAACTTCTGATCTTGAAGAACTTATTAATAAATCTAATAATACCGAAGAAGTTATTAATATTACAATGGACGGCGGCAATAGTTTTGAATAAACTACTCATATAACTTATAAAGAGATAAATATATGCGTATATTATACAAAGGATACGCATATGAGTAGGCCAAAGCCAAATATATTATTAGAAAAAGTAAACAACAAAACATATAGAAGCGAACAAGTCCTAGAAGCTGAAGCTATTTGGGCTGTATTCTATATGAATAAAGCTTTTAATCTTAAAAGTTCAAATGCCCTCACAAATTATCCTGGTCCTAAGTATAAAAAAACTGCTTTTTCTAATCCAGGTCATGCACATAATCTAGCCAAAAAATTAAACGATATGTTTAATTGTGATGATTTTACTGTTGTAAAACTCACAGATGGCGAAAAAGTTGACGAATGAATAAGGAAGCATATACTAAGATTTTTCTAAAAGAAAAAGGATTAGCTATTAGTGATGCTAATCTAAAACAATACATGCCTATATGGTGGCAAAATACTAGAAATAAATCACAAGGCGGCTTACGTTTAACAGAAGAAGGATATAATACTTTACAAGAAATTGGCATAGAAGTTTATGATATACCATATCCTAAAGATATGCCACTTACTACACAAGTTATTATATTTTTAGATCAATTTATTGATTGTCCATATTTTCTTACAAATAGAAGTATAACTGTAACTAATGAAAAGAAAGCTGTCGAGCTAACTCTCTTTAGTGGAGATTTACGTAAATACGGCATTATAAAAGCAATGAAAAGGCAAGGCAAAGATGTGGAATAGAGGACACATAATTCCAAAATGGAAAGAAGAATACAAAAGATTTAATTATACACATAAAGAAGCACATTCTGCAGATGTAGAATATTGGCGAAGACAAGGTTACACTTACAACACTTTTACAGGAGACATGTTTGCTAAACAAGATCAAATGCCCGATTGGGTTAATGATGTACAAAATGAAATAGGGTTATTTGATTGTGGATTTACATTCTACAAAATGAAGTCTGGTATTGTTATGCCTAAACATGTAGATCACTTTGAAACATATTGTAGAATATTTAATTGCAAAAAGAATCAAGTTTGGAGAGCAATTGTTGCTTTAGAAGACTGGCAAAGTGGCCATTATTTTGAGATTGATAACACTCCTATAATTGATTATAAAGCGGGCGATTATGTCATTTGGAGTCATGAAATGGAACATATGGCTGCAAATTTAGGACAAAATACTAGATATACTTTACAGATTACTGGAAAAAAATTGTAAGCTATTGATTATTAAGCTAATCTTTTTTATGAAAAAGGTTGACTTTTGCTGTAGTGATGCTATTATATATACATACTTAGCAAATACAGAAGGGCTTAAATTATGGAAACCGTAGCAACTCGTACAGTTACACCAAAAACTGCTAAATCATCAGTTAAGCATGCACTAACAAAA